AAAACAAGTCGATCTGGCTTTCTTCCATCACGGCACGAAGACGTCGGATGAAGCTCAGTTCTTTGTAGAATCTTTTGCTTCTGAACGAAACCTGAATCTTCGAATCGGAAAGATCACTCGAGAAAAGTTGCCCGAAGAATCGCAAGAAGAATACTGGCGAAACGAACGGCATAAGTTCTTCGCCGCCTTCGACAAACCTATCATCACTGCCCATCACCTAGATGACGCAGTTGAGACCTGGATCTTCACGTCCCTACATGGTGAATCGCGATTGATTCCATACACAAGTGGAAATGTGGTTCATCCGTTCCTCATCACACCGAAGGCCGAGTTTGTTTCTTGGTGTGAGAGGAAGAGGTTACGGTGGATCGAGGATAGTTCGAACTGTGACCTGCGGTTCATGCGAAACCTGATCAGGTATCGAATCGTACCTGAAGCGCTGCGCGTCAATCCAGGCTTGCACAAGGTCATTAAGAAGAAGTACCTTTGCAGCTTGAATATTCTTTTAGATAAGAAGTATATTGATAACCTATGAATTTACAATTAACCCCTGAACAGCTTGTTGCATTGTATGAATTAATCTCAGAGGCATCTTTTTCTTCAAAGTCTGAAAAAAGAGATTGTTTTATTCAGTTGAGACAAAAACTTTCTGAAACCATTCAAGGTTCATTAGAAAAGTTTTATCAATCTCAAAACGCAGAGAAGCTTTCGTCTTGGGTGAAGAATGAAGAAAAGAAAATTTCTCAATTAAACGAAGATTTATCTAAACTAAAGAATGAAAAAATTAACTTTACGTATCCTTCTGATGATGGATTGTATTTTCCACTTGTAACATGATGTATAAAATGTTCATGTGATATCAATTTTTACACCTACGAACAATACAACTTGGATAAAAGAAGCATGGGAATCATTAACAGATCAACCGGTAGAATTTGAATGGTTGATAGGAATTAATGGAAGCCCTGATTTAGATAATACTCCAAAGGATCCTAGGATCAGAATTATTGAAACCGGCCCATGGAAAGGTGTCGGTGATGTAAAAAAGAAATTATGCCAAGCGGCAAATGGTCAAGTTCTTTTAGAGCTTGACCATGACGATATTTTGGCTGAAAATGCTCTGTTAGAAGCAGAAAAGGCGTTTGAAGATCCAGACATCGGATTCGCGTATTCAGACTGTGCAGAATGGATGGACGCGACTGGAGAATCTTTCACCTATGGAGAAGCTTTTGGCTGGGAGTCTTATCCGTGTGAGATAAGAGGCAAGAAACTTCTTGCGACCAAATCATTTCACCCGACAGCTAGATCTATATGTCAGATACTTTACGCACCTAATCATTTTAGGGCATGGAGAAAATCTGTATATGATCAGATTGGCGGTCACGATGAAAAGTTGAATGTTGCAGATGACTTTGATCTAATTGCAAGAACGTATCTAAAAACAAAATTTAAATACATAGAAAAGCCTCTTTACGGGTACCGGCGAAGGGCCGATGGAGAGAACACATGGCTAAAAAATTGTAGCGAAATTCAAACTCTTTGCGGGCAAGGCGAAAACTTAAAAATTCCTGCTGAGGCTCAGCCCATGTTGCTCCGCGACAAATACCTTCACGATCTAGTTTCTAGAGAATGTGACATAAAAGATTTACCAAAATTTGATCTAGGAGGAGGAATATTCGGCGCACCAGGATGGAAGACGTTGGACATATCCGGAAATCCTGACGTTTTTCATGACGTTTTTGGATCAAAAAAGCTTCCCTTTGAAGATAATTCGATTGGAGCTTTCAGGGCGTTTGACTTTTTAGAACACGGTGAAGACATCGATGCTTTTTGGTTGATGGACGAAATCTACAGATGTCTCGTTCCAGGAGGGTGGTTTCTATCATACACTCCTCATGCTCTAGGAATTGGAGCGTCATGTGATCCATCTCATAGAGCAAGATGGGACGAAAGAAGATTCCTGTATTGGTGTCACAAAGGACTGCGCCCTTTCTTACAATCTTCATATCCCATGGCTGTCGCAAAATTTCAACCTGTAAGGCTATACAAGGAAAATAGAACGATGGGCCCAGATCCTTTTAATTATGAAGTTCCTTATCTTGTTGCAGATCTGTGCGCATTAAAAGGACAACGGCAACCGGGAGCAAAATATATTTAATTAGCATGAACTATAAATCAATTCTTGTTTTTATAGTATTAGCGACGCCATGGACATTTGTAATCCCAGGCGTCGTTTATGCATATAGACGTTTAAAAAATAGACAAAAATAAAGCCGAAGTTTCCCCCGGCTCAATTAATCTGATTTACTCAGAAGGATTTTCAAGCAAGTGTTGTTGTTCTAATAACCTTCGTTTTTCTTCACAATTTTTAGCTTGAGTCTTGCGTCTTTTTTCAATCGTCTCTTGAGAAGGAGGACCAAACTTTTTGCCCTTCATTGACTCTGACATTTTTCGACGAGTCTCCTCAGAAACAACCCTTCCCCAAATAAACCGCATACAGTTAAGTATACGGTTTATTTAAAGTTAGTAACTAATAATATAGGGTAAACTAACGTGAGATGTCTAAGTGGTTAAAATCATTCACGAGTCCCTCCACAAATTATTTGAGGCAAAGACTAGTATCTCCTCTGCGCTTTCAGCTGAGTATCCGTAATCTTTGATCATCGTCTGGACCATATCGCTGTATTTCTTCTGTTGGTCTTCGTCGCGAGTCTTAGACTTGGTTACGATTCGTGCCATTGACCTGACAGAAGAGATCAAGTAAGATTCGATTGCGTTCTTGAGGGGCTCATAGGTCTTAAAAGAAACCTTCTCGCCTCTTCTCATCTTTGCGAACATGTATGCCGTTACGTCGGAGCGGAATCCATCCTTTGCAGATCCAGTTACTCCGATTTGTTCCTCAATGGACACCATAAATTGTTCATCAGGTTTTCGCTCTTCTTTAGTAACTTTGTCCTTTAATTTCGTTCTTGTCGTGTGAGCCTCTGCATTGTCAAGGTAAGACTCAAACAACGATTGAGCTTGCTCTTCGTAAGCTGAGATGAATGCCTTGGCGATTTCGTTTTCAAGAATCTTCAAATATTCTTCACGAATTGTCTTTTGAAGAAGCTCAAGACACTTAGACTTGAGCTGTTCATCGATAAGTTGTTCCTTCACCATTTTGGTCAATGAGTCCATGATAGAGATTGGTGTGATCATGTTCTTATCTGACGCAGTGAGAGCGTTGTCGAGCGCCTTCGTGATGAAGCGTGTAGAGATACCGTCCATGCCTTCATGCTTCGCCTCTTCTCGAAGGTCCTTGATATCGACCTTACGAACGCGACCCTTTTCAAGGACTTCTTCACCATTGTAAATCTTCATTTTTGTCAATGCGTCGCACTTGGCAGAATCCTTCAAACGACTCATGACTGAGAACATTGAAGCCACCTTGAGGGTATGTGGAGCGATATGCGACTTGAAGTCGGACTTACCCAACATTTTCTCGTAGATCTTCATCTCTTGGTTAAGTTCAAGGCAGTACGGCACCGAGATCTTCACAATACGATCCATAATGGCTTCGTTCGTATGTTCTGACTGGAAGCGATTCCATTCGGCCTCGTTACAGTGAGCAAGAATGACGCCGTCGAAGTGAAGCATGTCAGACTTGCCGGGAGAGGGAACCCTCTTCTCCTGGGTCGCCGTGATGATTGTGTGGAGGAATTCAATTTCATTCTTGAAAACCTCGACGAGCTCGACGATACCACGGTTACCCACATTGAATGCACCGTTCAGCGAGAGTGAGCGTGGATCATCCTCGGCAAACTTGTCGAGCTTTGAGATGTCGACTGATCCGATGAGGACCGAAACGTCTTGGGAGTTTGCGTCCATCGGAGGAACAGAAGCGACGCCACGTCGCCCGCGCTGAGAAAAAGTAACTTCTTCGACTTCAAAATCTTCATATTTTCCTGCATAATCATTGAGGAGCTTGTGGCGTGCAACCGGAGAAATGTCTCCATCGATCTTTACCTTGAGCGCAGATTCGACAGAATCTCTTAGAGATCGTGGAATCAATTGGAGAGGTTCACCTCGGTGGGGATCTCCCTTCAAGGTGAAGTACTTCTTACCTTCGAGGGCCTTCTTAATGTGCTCGGTTAGAGCTGACTTACCGGCGCCAACAGGACCCATGAGTAGGAGGACCTGGCGAGATTCCTCACCCTTGTGAGCGGCGGAAGACAGGAAGCTCATCACCTTCTCAACGACGGTCTCCATTCCGAAGAACTCCCCCTCGAAGTACTTGTGGATCTTGATGTTCTCTCCATCGAACACTTTAAACTTGCGAGAATCCGAATCCGGCATCTCGTAGGATCCATGCGCCTCTATCGCATCGTGGAGGCGTTTGTGGGCGGACTTGACAATCTTTGGATCCTTTTCGACCATCTCGATGTAATCCATTAAGTTTCCAGAAAACTTTTTAACTTTGTTGGATTCTTCTCTTGCGGATTTAATTTGTTGTAAAAGTTGTTTTTTGATGCTGCTCATAAATTATATGTATCCTCTTCTGAGGTTAGAGTTAATCAATTTCCCAAGGTTCTTCTTCTAACATTGTATAAAATTTAACTTGACCGTCCCACAAATTTTTTATATGCTCAACTACTTCATTTGCATGTTTAATCTCTAGATCTCTGCCATCGTGTTCGTGTCTTACAACTAACATTCTATCTCTCTTTATTTCATCAACAAACACGACCGGGATAGATCCACCAGCGACGTTGGAAATCAAATCTTCTTTTACTTGCTTCCAACCTATTTCATCAGAAACATCATCGACCGTGATTCCTAATTTCTTCTTGTTTGAATAAGAAAAAAGATTTAAATCTATGCAATCTTCTTCTGTCAGGTATTGTCTTAAGAATGAAACGTCATAACAAACTTCACGAGCCAAAAAGCATTCTTCTATTCCATGACGTTCCTTTATCTTTTGGAACAAGTAAAACCCCAAATGGTAAGGATTGATCGATCCTATGTGAGGTCGTACGACTGCGTTATGCATCTTGACAATAGGAAGGTGAAGTTCACCTGGGAGGTCTAATTCATGGCACAATTCATAATGAGTCATACTAGCCCAGCCCTCATTCATGATCTTGGTTTGGATCTGTGGCCAGAAATATTGACCTTCGTCACGGCATACATGGATGATGTCTCGTTTCCACTCAGGTATCCTTGCATTCTCTTCTATGAAGCCCAATAAATCATAATCAGGGTCCAACGGCATCATATCGATGTTGAAGTTCTTGTATTTCCCGTCCTTGTCATTGTTGATTAGTTCAATGTACTCTGCCTTTATCTCAGAATGAGGTCTTCGAACTTGACCGTATTTTGTCGTTTGAAACTGAAGTGCCTGGCATGCGTCTAAGGTCTTTTCTACCGCATCAATTCCGATATGAGGATCTTCGACGTATTTCTGGATTCTCTTCTTTGCAGATCGAAGACGTTGAATCACTGACTCAGGCCTAGTGTTCCTGAACATTCTGTTGTTCTTGAAGAAGTCCGAGTGACCGACACAGTGAGCCATGATGAGGATCTGAAGGTAGAGTGGATTTTCTCTCATGAGATAAGCCAACGACGGATTGCTGTTGATGATTAGCTCGTAAGGTAGACCCTCTGCTCCGAGGTTGTATCGGTTCATCGTTTGTTCGAAAGATTTACCAAATGACCAGTGAGAGTACATGGACGGCATGCCGTGATGCACCATAGCACCGATCATCTCATGGTAATCAACAACTTCATAATCAAGTTCAAACCAATCAAGATTATGTTTCTTTGCCAGTTCAACGATTTTTTCATCCCATTCTTTTAGATCTTCTAGCTTATAATCCATTGTTCAATTACTCCTCTATTGATCCGCCCATGAGACTCATGAATGCCGGCCAAACATCTTCACGCTTTTGGATTCTGACTTCTTTTAAAACGTTTCCTTGGAGAGGTCTTAACAATCCATATAACCTCCCAGGTTCAGACATCCAGCTAGTTTCTGGTTCAATTTCACAGTATCCGTATAACTGAGAAACCGACATGATCTTTTGTACTTCTTGCACTAATTTTTCATTATCTTCTAAAAAGTTATCGCCGTCAGAACATTGAAACAAATAAATGTTCCATGATGAAGGATGATATCTTTTTTCTATGATATCATTAGCCATTGATATAGCTGAAGATGCCTTTGTTCCACCCATCGAAGCTTTTGTAAAGAATTCTTTTTCTTCTACTTCTTTCGCTTCAGTGTCGTGAGATATGAAAATGATGTCTATCGTTTCGTATTTTAGACGTAAAAATTGATAGAGTAAAAAGAAGAATGAACGTGCCAAGAATTTTTTCTCTTGTGACATCGACCCAGATACGTCCATTACAAAGAAGATCACAGCATTGGTACATGGTTTCTTCTTCATTTTGTAATGGCGATATTTTAAGTCGTCTTCATGAAACGAAAATGTCTCACCGTCTTCTGCTTTTTCTGGATCAAACCCTGCAGCTTTCATTCTTTTTATTCTAGCAACTGCAGATTTTTTTCGATCCAGCCGAGGTATTATTCCCTGAGGACGATATCCTTTTCTTTTTAGCTTTTCTGATTCGATGTTTTTTAATTGTCTTCTTTGAAGCTCTGGTAGTTTTAATTCAGCAAAAAGATATTCTGCCAATTCTTCATGAGTTATTTCGACATCGTAGTATTCTTCGCCTTTTTCACCACCAGCTTTATTCGGTTGTCCTTGCCCTTGTTGAGGAGGATCTCCAATTTTTTGATCTCGTTTTACGTCGCGACCCGGCGCTGACCCGACTTGTTTACCATTATTTCCATAAACAAAACGGTATTCTTTTATACCTCGTACAGGTATGCGATATTTTTGTTTTCCATCTTTGCTTATGATGCTTTCATCAGCAACGATGTGATGAATACCTTCACGAATGGCTTTTTCAATCTTTTGTTTATGTCTTCTGCGATCTGATGCAGTACGATCGGCAACGGTTTTATGTTCTCTAAAAATACTCATGAGATACCTTGATTATAAGTACCTAACTGTAAATTGAATATTCAATAAATCGTATTAATTCCAAAATTCAAAATCATTTGGAAAATCTAAATTTCTGTTACTAGACAACGCCGGCTTTGAAATTCCCTTGTTTGATTTTATTTTTAATGTCCCTAAAAACATAAGGATAGTTAACGCAACAATAGCAGTATGACAAACTATCATAAACATAAGATTTTATTTTTAGTTATTTAGTAAGCTTTTTCCAAGCTTTGGAATCAGGATATCCCTTTTCGCCCGACCTCTTTGGCCTTTTTCCTGCTTTTCTTCTCTTATGAACATTGTGCCAAAGACCTTTTTTTGATTCTGAAAATGTAGCGTCTATGCTTGTTGACATCATACCATTATCATCATATACAACGTCATTCGCTTCATGAGATTTTGATTTTATGTATCCGAACAAGTCATTCATATCATCATACGCTCGACCCAGTTTGTATTGTACCCATCCTGGAAGTTCATCATCTTCGCTGATAATATCAAGAAGCATTTTCGACATGTCTGCAATCCTATGGAGTTGAGAAACAGCCATCTCACCTTCATGATCAGGATGGCCTTCATTCCAGTCTTTTCCGTCAATAGTTCTATTCATGTCTTTACCTTAAAGTATATATATCAAATATTATATGAAGATATCCATATCAGAATTAAAGCAATTAATTAAAGAGTCAATATCTCAAATCAATTACCCTCCTGGTCAATACGAACCAACAACGGGAGATGAAGTAGATAATCCCGATGAATTATATTATGACGGGTTTCCGGATGGAATAGAAGAAGAAGATCTTCCCGAAGAAGTAACAGAACAGATCGTTGTTGAAGCAATCATGTTACAAAGCTTAAACGTCTTTGAACAATTTGAACTAGATTATGAATCTATAAAAGAATCGATAACAGAGGCGAAATACAAAGGACGAGAAGTTAAATTAGGAAAGCCTACGAAGGGTGACGTGAAAAAATACAAAGTTTACGTCAAGGACCCAAAGACAGGAAACATTAAAAAGGTAGAGTTTGGCGATCCAAACATGGAAATTCGTAGAGATAATCCCAAGGCCAGAAAATCTTTCAGAGCAAGGCACGGTTGCGGCACTCCAAGGGCTTCTAACAGGACAAAAGCGGCCTACTGGGCATGCCGCCTATGGTCTAGAAAGCCAGTTTCCAAGATTTTAAAAGGAAAATGATCTTCCGGTGGTCTTGTCCAATGTGGACAAATACTTATAATTCATGAAGAATCGTAAGAAGCACCATTTTGTCTACAAGATCACAAACCTGATCAATCAAAAGTACTACATCGGGGTTCATTCTACCGATAACCTTGACGACGGGTACACGGGTAGTGGAACTGCGATAAAAAATGCCATCGAAAAGTACGGCATAGAAAACTTCAAACGAGAAATCATAGAGGTTGTAGGTTCTGCAGAGGAAAAGTGGTTGGCGGAAATAAAGCACGTGACACTAGAGGTTGTTCGTGATGAAAACTCTTACAACATGTCTCCTGGAGGAAAGAACTGGATTGCTGCCATGAAGAGAGAAAATGACCCAAAATTTTTAGAACATCAATCTAATGCAGGAAAATTGGGTGCCAAAGCTTATTTGGGTTCTCTTACCGAAGAAGAAAAAAGAAATTGGCACAGCAAAGGTGGTAAAAAAGCCGTACAGAAAACAATCATTAACAAAACTGGCTTTCATAATCCTATAGTGAGAGAAAGACAGAAAAAAGCAGTTTCTGAAGCAATAAAGAACACTGTAGAACTTTGGCATCCCGACGCTCCAGAGACGGTGACCAACCGTAATTCTACAGGGTATGTTTCTGGGTGGTCGGTTAGAGTCAAACCTGGCTCTGAAAAATTTGAAGAGTATCTGAAATTGGGTTATGTTTTCAGAAACCCTGAGATCCTAAAAGGAAAGTGAA